TCAATATTTTCACCAAAAGCCAATTTCATAATATCATGATTTGGTTTTCCATTATCCAGAATGAATTTAGCTTTTGCGCCTCGGCGTAGACGCAAAGCAATATCATTCCATTCCCACTCTGTAACTGCGCTAAGAAATTTGTGTTCAGCATAATCACGACAGAAAATAAGGCATAATATTACGATAGATTTTTTCATGGCTTCATCATCACCGGCTAATATTTCAGCCTCGCTTATCAGTTTTGGTAAAAGGGCTTGTTTAAAAGCCTGGATTGGAGCCTCTTGAAATGAAACATATATATATTCTTTTTTCTTGAAAGACCTTGTTCCTCCTTTTCCTAATAGGCCAAGCCTTCTCACCCGGCTCATTATAGAATTACGGGAAAGCTTCATTTCTTGGGAAATATAATTTGATGATTTTTTGTTTAGCCATAGCTCTGTTAGCCGATCATCATATTTTTTTGTCCATCTGAAATTTTGTGTTTCAATTTTATTTTCTACAAGAGGCTGAAATACAGCTTCTTCTTTTTTATCTTTAGGAAAAGTTATTATATTTTTACTATAACCTAACATTATATATCCCTCACCCTCCGGTCCAAAACCTTCTGCCAAGCTGCCGCCCTCTTAGCCGCAATACTGATGAACACCGAGCAACACACGCGCTCTGCCTCCGTGCGGCAATCGGATAGCGCCATTATGGGGGCGGCTAGGTGGTCGATGGGGTTAGGCCGCACATTTTGATCTTCCTTCAATTCTTCGAGTTCCAATTGAGTTTCTATAGCGTCACGAAGCAACCATCTCAAACGGGTTAAGCCTTCGCGGGTTATTGTGACTAAGCTATGTTCGGCATTGTACGCGGCTATGGAGGGAGGGAGTTTTTTCATCCGTTATCCCTTCTTACATCAAATTCTAACTCAATTGCTGCCCTTAAATTCTCTAATGCTTTAGCAATAAAAGCTCCAGCGTAAGCTATTGCATAGGCTTGTTGGTCTATTTTTTCAGTTTTACAATTCTTTATTATTTCATTGGCCACGTCTTCTGCCAATTGATGATAAGTGCATTCGAGATTATGAGACATATCAATCATCTATTCCCCCCATTCCACCGCATACCCCAACTTAGCAGCCAGCATTTTTCGACCCTCATGCAAATCCGGCAAGTCATAGCAACGTGCTATGCCCTTATTGATACTTTTTAGGTTTGTTCCAACGCTGTCATTCAATCGACGCGGCAACCAGTCCTCCGTTTCGCGTTTATTGATCTTCATGCGCTCACACCATGCGATATATGAGTTATAGAAATTCTTGGTTGCTATCTGAAAAGGCCATTCTTGCTCATCAATCATCCCCGAAGTTAAAACGGCTCTCCACCATTGGATATAATGGGGAAGATTTTGGTCTATCTGTTCGGTTAACGCCTTGGTTTTAATAGTTAACTTAATTGTATCCTCGTTATATTTCCTGTTTGCCAGCAAGTGCATAAGGGCTTGATAACCGCCATTTTTAAGTTGTGTTTCTATCGCCCGGAAATACTCAAGATTATTTTTGCAATTGGCGGATACCCGGAGAACCATCCACCGCCTGTCATGGACGCTGGCCTTAAGCGTGTGTTGTTCATTCGATGCCATGATAATCCGGTGGTAACTTGAAACCTCCCGCATAGACCTTCCCTTTGGCTCTATATTGATCGTGGGTTCGCTAATCATGCTCTTGGCATAGGAATATGCCTCCCGGTCTGTAATCGCTCCCTCGTCCAAAAAAAGCATGAGTTTGTCCTCAAGATGGGAGTTGAATTGTCCAAGTAATTGCTTGGGCTTGTTGAATGCAGCGTAATGATTGCCAAACAGCTTACCAAAATGGGTTGCAAAAAAGCCCTTACCCGTTCCTTCTTCCGCGCTTTCGAGAAGAACGGCAGTCCAGTTCTTTCGATGGGGCCTTTGGATTGCATCCGCCATCCAATCGAGTAACCAATTGTAATTAATATCATCTTCAGCGCATATGTTCACCCGCATATGGTCTAGAAAAAGGCTGCAATCGCCTTGTAATGGCTCAAAAGCATAGCCGCGCCACAGGTTGTAAACATTTCTATCGGATGTATCCCCAGGATAAAACACAACATCGTCATATTCGCGGCGCTTACGCCATTGAAGCCAGCGAGCAGCAATCTCAATGGGTTTTTTGCCTTTTTCGAGGATAAGCCGGTTTGCAAGCAGGGAGCGGAAAGTGTCTGTCGTCAGGTATTTAATAGGGTTTTCATCAAGCTTGAGAATGCAAATATTATTTCCGTAAAGTGTTATTGCATATGATTTATTTATGGCATTTAGAGCGATTTCAAGTTGTTTGTCAGCATAACCGCTTACATCAACTGACGTTATATCTATGGGATCGTTCTCGCTACTATCCATGCGGGTAATCTCCAGAAGGAAGGCGTCCAGCGGTAAGGCTGTCTGGAGTCGAAGCCAAGGATAGCGAATCCCTGTCCCAAACTGGACGGACAGGGATATATCACAAAACTTTTATGGTGTCTTTATTGTTCCGTTTGCGAAACAGTATTTTTTTTAACATCTGCATCAAAATCTCGAATGGTATGGTTATGAGATTACGGCCATAACGACCATTTCAACCATTTACCCATTTTTTCGCTCCACCCCCTCCTTATATTATATATATTATCTTCTTTATATAATATAATATATAAGATAGATGTAATGGTAGGTAATGGTATGAAATCGTTAAGAAATTTTGTTCCACCCATCCTCTAAATGCCTGTAAATATGGGTGTTTTAGGTGGTTTTTGGAGTTAAAATACGATAGATAAAATGCAATCTATTAACCTTTAGGGGGAAGGCACGGCTCGATTATCTCATAATACGCAACCGCCAGCCGATAGAGCAAAGGAAGGCTAGGGAGAGCTTCTGTGAGGTAGAGGGTAGATCGGGCACACCCGAAGCGTTTAGCGCCCTCAGCGCCCGTCCAGCCGCGAAGAATGCGCCATTGGCGAAGCTGGGGGCCTGTGGTTAGCATGATTGCACCTTTGGAAAGAAAAAGCCGGGGATACCGCCCCGGCTCGGTAGTATGATTAAGCAGAGTTTTTCTTGCTATTTTTGGCGTCTTTAAATTTGAGCCATGCTGGAAAGGGTTTACCGGCTGTACTTTCACAGCGCATGGGCATAATCAATCCGAATGCTTCAAAATGCCCAGGTTTATCGCAACAAAAGGCCATAGGAGACTTATTACTTTCGTTTTGGAAGATAGTTAATCCGTTCACATCGCCAGCTAACGTTCCTAAGATGGCGGGATTGAAAGTTGATACGTTTTCGTTGCCCTTGGCTGGATAGTTGTTAGCATCGGGAATAACGCGAGCATAATCAGGAAATGTCCCGTCAATCGGAACATATCTCATTATGTTTTCTATCGCTCCGAAGGCTACATCGAAATCTTCGAGGCTTGGTGTTGTCCGGGTATCATAAACCCCGATTTCTTTCTTATCGGTTTCAATAAGAACGGAGGCAGTTCTTTGCTTTGTTCCACCCTTTAACGCTTTGATTATGTGTGCAGGAAGAATGAAGCTATCGAAGCCCTTTAACTCTGTTTCTTCCGGCTTGACCACGATGAGTTTATGGCCATCAGTTGCAGCAAGTACACCATTTATAGCGTCAAAGAATACGCCTTTAAGATAATAGCGCGTTCCCTCATTTAAGCTAAACTTGTTAGCGGCTTTTAGGGTATTGAGAGTGACGATGATCTTAGCCATTTCATAACCTCATGCTTGTGTTGAAGAAGACTTGATGACCTAACTTACCAACTGTCCGATAATAGGACAAGTACAATGTGAGCAAGATTGTTGCGTTGTTGTACGGTTTTAGGACATAGGGGCACCTATCAATTTGATATGTGTACCTATATAACTATAGTGATTAGCATCTTGCAAAAATGCACAAGAGGGATTAAATTAAGAAAATGGCTAAACGATACAATCTCAACCATAATGCCGATATTAGGGCAAAAATTGGAAGTATCCACCTTGCTAAACGTTTGGAAAAACACGCAAATGGTGAACTTGAACTTTCTTCAACTCAAATTCAGGCGGCTAAAATTCTATTAGCAAAGACAATTCCTGATCTATCAGCTATTACTCTCTCAGGAGATCAAGAAAATCCCATTGTTCACACACTTGCTCAATCCGATCAGGAAATTCTCAATCGCTATCTCACTCAAAAGGAAAATAAATGAATAATTCGGAATTGAAGAAAGCCTATGAACATCTCCAATTGCAAAATAAAGGCGCATTACGCGAACTCGATAAAGTCACAGAGCAACTTGCTGAAGCGCAGAAAATAGCAACGAAGCTGAAAGAAAAATTAGAGAAGAAAAAATATTCGGAGCAGCTTTGCGGATGGGCATTTGACCGGGCAACGGAGGTTGCAAAGCATCACAAGGACACACAAAATCTTGCAGACATTTTTACCAATGCCGAATCCATCCTTGGTTGGGTTGATAAAATTTCTACAAGCGAACCGGAGGAAAAATGAACATCAATGAACTCAGCCAGCGCGATCCGAAGGATTTGAAAAAGTTGGCATTGCAATATGGAATCCATGTTGATTTGCGGAAAGTAGATGCCGCTGCGATTGCGCGTATGATTGTAGATGTTATTCAAAACAAGCCCAAGGAACTGAAACATCCAACGCAAGAACCAAAGGAAGCTGCTGTTTGCAATACAGAAGAAGAAATTCGCGCAGCCATCAAGCCTTATACTGATAAAGGCTTGGAAGCTATTTTCCCCGGCGATAATACCTGGTGGTTTAAGTATAAAGGTGCGGAAGAAGCTGGTCATATGAGCGTTGCCTTACGCCGCATTAAGACAGCAGCGCAGACCGTTTCACGCGGAGCCTATGTCATGCGCGGCCTCAAGGATAAACAGCTTAACTCAACGGCCAATAGTGGTCTTGTGATGATGGTGTAATTTTTATGCCAGGTAAGATATGGCTGACACGCTTGATAAAAAATCCATTCACGATCTGCGTATCATCGCACAGTCTTTTGGAATCAAGGATATTTTTTCAAAAGACGCCATTCATCTGCGGCAAGAAATTGAGTTAAAGCAAGATAATATAATTCCAAAACCACTCGCACTTCCTCCAAAACCTCATTATGATGCAAGATTGATGACGGAAGCACCAAGCGCACGAGGCAGTCTGGAAGAAATCACGGATTTGCTCGCACCATTTATTAAATTGGGCCTTCATCTAAAATTCGACGAGGAAAACTGGTCAATGGTGCATGGCAAGAAAAACGATAGCGGCACAATCCGAATGCCACTTAGAACAATTCTAAATTGTGCTCAGCGTGTTATGTCGTGATAACAGATTACGAAGCTATGAATGCGGTATGTCGTGAACGTCTTGTTGCCTTTACCGAAAAATCATTTTCCATTATTGAGCCTACTACTCCGTTTCAATATAATTGGCATTTTGAGTGCGTTGCTGAGCACCTCCAAGCCGTATGGGACAGAGAAATCCAGCATCTCATTATCAATATGCCGCCACGAACTTATAAAACCGGCAGTACATGCGTTTCATTTCCAGCATGGGGACTTGGCAAAAATCCGGCGATAAAATTCATGCTGACGAGTTTCAAAGCCGGGCTTGCCGAGAAAATGACACGGCGAACGCGCTCTATTATGAAATCAAATTGGTATCAGGATTGTTTCCCAACCACAAAGTTATCCGATGAACTCAATCGCCAATATTATTTCGAGACAACGGCAACAGGACAATATTTTTCCAGTGCGATGGCAAATGCTACAGGTGAGGGATGTGATATTCAGCTTTGCGACGATCCACTTTCCCCTGATGAGGCTCTATCCGACAATGTGCGCGAAAGCACGAATGAGACGATACGCGGGACGCTATTCAGCCGGTTTAATGATCCGCGTACTGGAAGATTTATTCTCATCATGCATCGGCTTCACGATGATGATCCGACAGGAAATCTCCTAAAAGAACAAGGCTGGTATCATCTTAAACTGCCAGCAGAAGCTAAAACAAAGTCCTACCACTATAAAATTCGCGGCAAGGAATGGAATTTGCCAGAAGGCGATTTACTTTTCCCTGCCCGTTTTACGCCTGATGTACTTGCGCGATCACGCCAGCTTTTGGGGGATTATTCTTATGCCGGGCAATATCTTCAGGAGCCTGTCCCTATCGGGGGCGGCTTAATCAACGTCCATTGGTTGCAATACTATGCACCTGGAAGTGTAAAGCCAAAGACTATGAATCTTGTAATCCTTGTTGATCCTGCTGGTGGTGATGAAGATGAGAAAGAAAAAAAGGACAAGAAATCCGATTGGACGGCTATGGTCGTCGTCGGGCTTGGAACGGATAATAACTATTATGTACTTGATATTATTCGGGATAGACTTAATCCAACTGAACGGATTAACATCCTGTTTGCCCTTCATCGCAAATGGAATGGCTTAACGGGTAAAAGCCCGAAGGTTGGGTATGAGAAATACTCGATGCAATCCGATATTCATTACATCCGCGAGAAGAAAAAGCAGGACGCTTATCATTTCCCGCTCGTCACGCTGGCTGGCCCAAAATCAAAAACTGCGCGAGTCAGTCGTCTCGTGCCTGATATTCAGAATGGGCGGTTTTATTTGCCTCAATCGTTGATTTATATAGATGGGGAGGGCCGAAATTGGGATTTGGTACAGGAGCTAATCAACGTTGAAATTAAAACCTTTCCCATGTCAAAATATGATGATATGATTGACGCGCTGTCCCGCGTTTACGAGCCGGAACTCAACATGGCATTTCCCAAACCAAAACAAACAATGGCGCAGAAAGCGATACGCGGGCTAAATACGCCATCGGATAATTGGGAGAGTTGGTAATGGTTTATTTTATTTCAATAATTAGCTTTATTTATCTGATTTTTGCATTATTGATTGTGCGAGAAATTTGTGAGGCTCAAGATGAAGAATAAACAAGATTTAGCGGATATGTTTAAGAAACAGAGAGATCATGCGGTTCGCGGATTAGCGGTTCAGCGGGATAACACGCTTTTGTGTCAGAGTTTTTACAATGACTCTCAGTCCAACTATTCTGATTGGGTGCAATTCGCTGATGATAACGGACGCCGCCGCAGAGCGATGGTTTATTTTCAAAAAATTCCAGCCAACATCGACGCTGTTGTTGGCTTCATGGCGCAGAACAGGCGTCAGGCGAAATTCTTGGCACATGTAAACAGCGAGCAGAAACAGCAACTTTACGCCAAAAACATGAACTCGCTTTATACTTATCATCGAGAAAATATGAATGCAGATCAATTAGAAAGTCGTCAGGATTTGGATTTAATCGTCAATGGTTACGGCGCAATTGATACGGATTTATCGTATGTTATGGGACGTTCGACGAATGATCCTAACGGCGAAATCCTCAAGATGAATGTCGATCCGATGCGCGTCTATTGGGATAGTACAGCTCGATCACCAAACGTCACAGACGCAAGATATTCAGGTTATTATCAGGATTACAAACTCGAAGACGCATTGGACTTGTTTCAGGACAGCGAAGAGGATGATTTCGAGCCTGTGAGTGATAGCGCCGTGGAAGACCAAGCTGGCTACGTTTACAATCCTTGGGGGGGATTGTATGACAAAATTAAACTGGATAATTCGGTTGAGTGGAGCGCCAAGGAAGAAGATATGGTGCGCGTTTATAATCATCAATGGTTTCAATTCGAGACATTTTATCGCGCTAAAAATCCTCTCTATTCAATCAATGATCCAATGGATGCGCTTTACGCCAAGATGCGCCTTGACCTGATTGCAGCCGGAATAGATTATGAGGGGCCGGATGGATTGAATAGCAAAGATGATTTTGATTTTGATCCGACCTCTCCGATTTTGACATTCGATGCAGCGACAAAAGCAAAACTCGTTAAAGAATTTGGTGAACAAATTCAGCCGATTTCATATAAGCGCAAAGTTTATTATACGATGGTAATTTCAGGAAAGCATGTATTTAGGTCGTTCAAAAACATTTCTCAGCGCGGGTTTTCGATCAAAATTAAAACTGGTCAATATAATCAGCGCGGAAAATACTGGATCGGCATGGTCAACGCCATGATTGAGCCGCAGAAATATTACAACAAAGCTCTCACAGAATTGATGTTTGCTATTGCGAGTAATTCCAAAGGCGGCGTTATGGTCGAGGAATCTGCCGTGGAAGATATAGCTGATTTTGAGAGCAAATGGGCCAAGACGGATGCAGTCGTGACAGTAGCGGATGGTACACTTTCCACTGGACGCATTCAGGAAAAGACACGCCCTGCACTTCCAACTGGTTTAGAAAATGTGGTTACATTGGCCGATAGCGTTATACAAGCCAATGGTGTCGATCCGGCTTTTCAGGGACAGACCAATGCTCAGGAAACCGGCATTCTTTACAAGCGCCGCATTAAGCAAATTCTATCTAAATTCTGGTGGATTGCAGATGCTTCGACGCTCTATCAAAAAGAAGATGCGCGATATTGTGCCGATCTTATCCGAGTGTGGGTCGAGATGAATGCAGGACAATGGATCAATATCACAGGGCACGAAGGTGCTCCGCAATTTGTGCAGATTTCACAGGACATGATGGCTCCTGATTATGATGTAACGTTACAGGAAGCGCCAATGACGCCGGAAGACAAACAGGAAACAGCTGAATTTATAAGCGGTATTGGCGATAAATATATGCAGCTTCAGGATAAGATGAGTGCGGGTGCGCTTTATGTCCAGGCGATTAATATGCTTCCGCTCGATGGCGATGTGAAACAAAATCTTGCATCTGTTCTCACGCCGAATCAGCAAATGATCCCTGCGGCACAGGCTCAACAGGCTATTCAGGCATTACAACAGAAATTGCAACAAGCTATGGGGATGCTGCCACAAGCCCAAGCTGCTAAACTGCAATCCGAAGCTACTCTCAACCAAGCTAGAGTTGGAGAAGTCCAAGCAACAGTGCATGAAAAGATTGCCGGAAGTGTCAAGGATTTCGAGATGGCTCAACAAACTGCTATCGAAAATAAACTTATCGGCAAGCATGGTGAACAAATTCGCGTCAACGCATAGGGGATAAAAATGGGCCTCAAGGAAACTATCGAAGAGACACGTAAGCAACTTGAAACCATTACGGCAAAAGAGGCTGAAGATGAAAAATCCGCTTTGGAGGAATTTAACAAGAATTTAACTGGCGATGACAAGCCAAAAGATGATGAGAAGCCCAAGCCTGATGTTTCTGAAACACCCAAAGAAGAAGATAAAAAAGAAGAACCCAAAGCCGAGGAAACAAAGAATGAAGACAAAAAGGCCGAAGAAAAGCTTAAAACGCCAGCGGAACACGCTGCTGAACGTGTAGCCAAGAAAAAAGAGCGCGATAGTGTTACGGAAGAATTAGCACGAGCGCGTGAACGTATCGCGGCTCTTGAGGCCACGGCGCAAAAGCCGATTGTAGAACAAAAGCCTGTTGCAACAGGTGAACCTGATGCGACCACGAATCCGCTTGGATGGGTTGTCTGGAAACAGCAGCAACTTGAACAGCAATTTGTTCCCGTCAATACGGAATTGAAAAATCTGAAAGAGGAAAAAGCCCAACAGAATTTGCGTCAATCCGCCTTTAATGAAATTGCAGTTTATGAAGATCATCTTCGTAAAACAGCTAAGGATTATGATGATGTGAAGAATTGGTATGGCGGCTTATTGATGGCGAGCATCAAATTCGTTAATCCGCGTATTACACAACCTCAGCTTATCGAGGCTGTTAATAATCGGTTGCTTACTCGTGCGGCTGAATTACAGGCCGAAGGTTATGAGAATCCTATTGAAGCCATGTATCTTGAAGCTAAAGGGTTAGGGTACCAACCCAAAGAAAAGGCCGAAGAGAAAAAAGAAGAACCTAAACCTGATTTCGATAAAGTTACTAAGTTGCAAAAGCGCAACGCTGGCACAGTAGGTTCTTCTGGTTCAGGAGGTGATCAAGCCGATGTTACTCCGGCAACGGCGGCTAAAATGACTAATCGGGAATGGATGAAACTCAAGCCGGAAGAAAAACGACGCGTGTTTGAAAGGCTTAGAGGCTAACTAAGGAGGGAAAAATGACAGGTACTAAAAAAAGCGGGACATTCGAGGGAAAATCGAATAAGTTCGGACACGGTGGACGCGCAGCGCAACTAAAAGCAAAAGGCGTTCCAGAAGCAGTTATTGGTGAGATTGCACGAAAGAAAGGCGCAGCGCCGGGCCAAAAAAATTACCATGGTGGTAAAAAGGCTTGGCACGGATCAGGAGGAAAGAAATGAGCAAACGTGAAAAAGAAGATAAAGCCGAGCATGAAGAAGGCGCAGAAAAGCACAAAGGGCCGCATAAGATTGATGGTGAATCGGCACCCAAAGGTTCGGCTTGGCACGGTCATGGTAAGCCGGGAAAAATGTGTTGACACTCGAATTGATTTAGTATAAGCATGTAAAAGTCGTCGCCGGACTTTAACCGCGCAGCAGTTCGCCGGAACTTAAAACACGAGAGCATCCGACAGTCCAGCGGCGTTTCGCCCTTCGTAAAGGGCCTATCTGCAAACGTGGTCGCTCACGGAAAAATGCAGGGGTGAGGCTACACCCTAAGATAATAACCTGACGCAGTTGAAAACTTCAAATTCAACTTTTGACAGGGAATTATCATGGCCTCAACTACAATGACCTCCGCCAATGCCCTAACCCAAAAACTTTGGGCTACGGAAGATTGGGTAAATCCCGGCCAACGTGTAGCGTTCGGCCATATGTTTATGCGCGGCGCGGTATTTTACGTCGAGGATTTCCTTGGCAATACTGGGATGGCTCGCGGCGATCAGATTACATACGATTATACCAATAAGCTTGTCGGTATTCCGATTGGCGAAGGCGGCACACTGGACGGCAACGAAGAAGCCCTGAATCTTGGCAACTTCCAGATGTCGATCAACGTCACCCGAATCGGCGTTCTCAATCCGAATGACGACACGATTGAGCAACAGCGTACCTTGGTCGATTTCCCGGAACGTACCCGGAAACTTATTCCGCAGCGTCATATGGAATTGCTGGATACGGCAGTTTTCTATCAGCTTGCCGGTTCCTATCCGACTTCATGGACGCAGAATGGCACGACTTGGAGCGGCTCAAATCGCCTCTTTGTCACCGGCCAGAATGTTCCCACGGCTCCTACGGCCAATCGTGTCGTATGGGCTGGCGGTGTATCAGCGGATGAAAGCCTGACCAGCTCCAACACGTTCACGATGGATTTGATAGACTACGCCCTTGAATTGAACGATGCAGACCCGATTCAGCCGATCAAGATGCTGGCGGATGATACGTTTGATTTATTCGTGTCTCCTTACCAGTTGACCGATCTGAAACAGGATACTACTGGAAAAATTCAGTGGTATAGCATGGCGATTGCTCGTGCCACTGGCGGCGATTTTGAACAGATTGATGGGGGGATGTTCGAGACAATGCCTTGTCTCGGCCAATATGGTCGCGTCAATATCTATTCGGCTCCTCGTGTGGCTTATGGACTGAACTCAAGTACGAGTGCCGTTATTACCACAGTTCAGCGTGCGGTATTGGTTGGGAAAGATGCCTTGTCTTTCGGCAGTCCTTTCGGTGGCCGTCCTACGGATAGCGATGTTCCCTTGAAGTACTTTAGTCAGTTGAAGGACTACGAATACTATAAGGGTCTTGAAGGTCGCATGATTTACGGCCTCAAGAAAACTGTGGCGTCAAACTCGGAAGACATTGGCGTCATCGTGATTTCCACTTACGGCGCGGCTCACACCTAAGGAGTAACCAATGACTGACACTTTTCCAGATATTGTTCCTGTTGGATTTCAGGGCGATTACACCGATTTTAATCATGTTAAATGCCAGAGAAGCGGTGATGTGCGGCGCACGGCAGGAGATGTTTCAATCCCGGCAGCAACGGCAACAGGTAAGATTATCGGTCTTTTCCCATTTAATTCCGGCATGAGTTTTGTCGGTCTTAGCGGATATAACTTCTACGTTGCCGATTTGGATATGGGTTCAACGGTAACGATGAGTTTGGGTGTCCAGTATCAGAATACGGGACAGGGAACAACCAATCTTACCTTGATTGAAAGCGCCTCAACTGTTGCTCAATCGGCTGGCTACATTCCGCCTACGGGAACAAGTTGGCAGGAATATGTGACGACTGGCAACGGATGGGTTGTCGCTTCGATCACGCTTGGCCCAACGACAACGACAGGATCAATTACCTACAATGTACCGTTTGTTTATGATCAGCCATTGTTGGTGGCATAATGAATGTCTTACACATTCAGCCAGTTAACATCTTATGTCAGTAAGAGGTTAATCGACCCCAGCAATACCGCGGTAAGCACTTCGGATGTGCAGGAAGGCATCAATGATTCGATTGCCTATTGGAAGTTTAGGAGGTTCTGGTTCAATGAAGCGGCGGAAACAGTTGTTTTAACGGCGCAGAATCAAACCATTCCATTGCCGGATAATATACTGGTTCCTTCACTGCAAGACGATGGTTTCAACATTTTGTTTGGAGGAGTGAAATATCCGCTTGTAAAGGTCGATATAGCTACAATGGATAGTCTTTATCTCTCAAATGGATATGGACTTCCACGGTGGTACGCAAGAATGGCTAATCTCGAATATCAGGTTTATCCCATTCCCGATACGAATTATACGACCGATCTTTACATGCTGAATGACTATCCAGATTTGGTAGCTCCGACTGATACGAACGATTTTACCAATAATGCCAAACGTCTTATCGCACTTTGGGCCTTGGCAAATCTGGTGTCGGAATTAAGGCAAGATACGCCGGGAACGGGAGATTACTATAGACAGGCAGCACAAGACGAATACAGGAATCTTCGAGTGCTCACAAACAAGAAAAACGCAGCCGGGAAACTCACATTATATAGCCAGTTGAACAACAGGGGGTTTAGATGACGGTTCTTACTGAAGGCGAATATCTCAGGGCAACAGAGAATTTTGCCACGCCAGCGATTAACTTGGCCGGATCAACTTCTGGTTCAACCAAATTTGTAGCTTCCGCGACTGCTTCAGGTGTTTTGACGTTTCCGGCAACGACCGATACGATTGCCACGCTTGCCGGTACGCAAACATTTACCAATAAGATCTTCACGGCTCCGACCATCAATGGTGGCACGATTAATCTTCCCGGTCGGAGCGTTGCAGCTAGTGTAACGGCTGCTGGAACGAGTTTGGCAACGGCTACTCTCTTAAATACAGATATAAATGTTATCGGTGCGGCGGCTTCGGGGACGGGAGTAGCTCTTCCGACTCCGGCAACCGGATTGGAAATTACGATTTTCAATACGGCCACGAACAATATCAAGGTTTATCCCAATTCTGCGGGTGGTACGATTGATGGTGGCGGTGCAGGATCAGCGGTAACGCTTACCACGGCTCTTCGGTGTACCTATTTTTGTACGGCAACTTCGACGACTGGTGGAACTTGGTTAAGCGCCCAACTCGGAGTGAAATCGGCATGAGTGTACGTCTTTATATTCATGTTGCATCGGGACGCGATTGGAAATCAGCTTTTGGCAATAGCATGGTTGGGCTTACCTTCCATCTTGCTACACAACGGCTTGGTGGAAAACTAAGTCATATGCAGTTCAGCATTGCAGCACAGGCCGGTATAGCCCAGGCGCGTAAGGAAGATATGGACAAGGCCCTTGCAGGAGGGTTTACGCATTTCATGTCTTTGGACGACGATATGGTTTTTCCAATGGACGTTGTTGACCGCCTGATTGCCCATGAAAAACCAATCATGGTCGCCAATTATTCCCGCAAAACAGCCGAAAATACTCCGGTTTGTCTTGGCCTCGATGGAAAATACCTAGACAGTTCTACGAAAACCGGCATTGAGGAAATAGGTTTTCTTGGTTTAGGAATGGCGCTTCTTGATCTCCGCGAAGTCGTAAAAATTCCAGCACCTCGTTTTGCTTTCGTATGGGATGAAGAACGCAAAGAAATGTGGGATGAGAGTACATTCTTCTCGATGAAAGCACGGGATGCTGGTGTTTCTATTTGGTGCGATCACGATCTTTCCAAGGAAATCGGGCATGTAGGCGATTTCGTTTATCAATTCAAAGACCTCACTCAGACTTTCCAGCAAAAGGAAGCGGCATAGCCGATAGGGTGAATTATGCCTACCGAAACTACAAATTTTGGTCTGTTGAAACCCTTAGTAAATAATGCAACAGACTCCGATCTTTGGGGTGGGCAGCTTAATACTGATATGGATGATATCGACGGTCTGATTTTGACCGGTATGAACTTTGTCACATCCGCAGAAACAACTTCTTTCAATGTCATTGCCCCTACAGCTCAGAGTATAACAACTGGTAGCGCGAAAACGCTGTTTCTTTGCGATGCGACTTCCGGCGCTATCGTTGCTTCTTTACCTTCCGCCTCATCGGCAGGAAATGGATTTACGGTTGCTTTCAAGAAAATTGATGCTGGAGTTAATGCCGTTGTTCCTACCGTGGCTGGATCGGATACGATTGACGGTTCTTCGGTATTCACGATTTCAACACAATGGGGATGGGTTATCCTTGTTTCGGATGGGGCAAGCAAATGGAGCGTGATCTCCGATTTTGCCAGCACCGCAGGATTGCCAACTCTTGCAGGTAATAATGCCTTCACAGGAACAAACGATTTTACGAGTGGAATTCTTAAAGCCGTTACTCAAACCTCTACGGATAACAGTACGAAAGTAGCTACTACAGCTTTTTTTAATAGTCTTGCTCGCTCACTTGGTTCAAATGGCTATTATACTTTTCCCGGTGGATTGATAATTCAATGGGGAACAACGCTTGGTACTTCAAATCCAGAAACTTTCAGTTGGCCGATAGCTTTTCCCAATGCATGTTTCGCGGTTGGCTCTACTATTGCAGCGGCCTTTTCTAGCGCTGCGTTTGTGCAGGGATCACAGGTAACATCCACAACTGGAAAATTTTGGTATGGAAATAATCAAGAGCCAACTTTTTATATAGCTATAGGCCATTAAATGGCAACCAAAAAATCACAAATCGTCCCGCTCGAAATAACTCCTGGTGTTCAACCGAATACCGACAGGACGCCATATAATACGCCGCATTATACATTTGCGGACAAGGTGCGATTTTGGCGTGGTGTTCCGCAGAAGATTGGCGGTTGGCAGCAATTCCAATTTGAGAATGGTGCAACGCTGGATGGCGTTGCGCGAACGCTTTACAGCGCTGTTATTGCCAATACAGCGACGACGATTATAGGCACGAGTTGGGGGCTTTACGCTTTATTCGGGCAAGTTTTGACGAATATAACCCCGCTTAATACGAGCACAACAGCAATTTCAGCGTCTCTATCAACCGATTACGCCACACTTGGCAGCAATCCGATTGCAACGCAAAACGGTACTGGATATCTCACAATCACGGATAGCAATTATGCCGCTTATCAAATAGGTGATGATTATACGCTTTCAGGAGCGACGACGACGAATGGCATAACCAATACGATCATCAATGCACAGCATATCATACGGTCTATCGGAACCGGCACGGTAACGGTTTTGACGGGGGGAACGGCAACAAGCACGGGTTCAGGAGGCGGTGCTTCAGTTGTGCGATCAACGGGACTTGTGACTGTTGCCGCAACCGCCCACGGCCAGCCCAATGGCAATAGAACAAAAATTGCCAGTGCAACAGCCTTCGGCGGAATTACGACAGGCCAGATAAATGCTGAATTTATTGTGCGTGGCAGCACGACAAATACATTTCAGGTAATGACAACCGGAACGGCAACTTCTCATGTTACGGCGGCAGGTGGAACCGGCACAACTTATCAAACCCAACTCGTAGCCGGAAATGTCGATCAGTCTTTTGGTATCGGATATGGTCTTGGGCTTTATGGTGCGGGATTATATGGAACATCCAAGATGTCGGGATCAGGAATTACTTATCCGCAAATCTGGTTCATGGATAGGTTTGGAGATAAAGTCATTATGACGCCGGGAAATCAACTTGGCATCTATGTATGGGACGGAAATACGGCAGTAGCCCCGACGCTGCTTACAAATGCACCGACTGCGATAAATTATCTTTTTGTTTCGGACAACATTCTAATTACATTCGGATATGAAAATGTAAATAACCAGATTTTTACCTCGGATATTGACGATCCGACAAACTGGACGGCCAGCAATGATAATCAGGTATTTCAGGATGTAATTTATGGAGCCGCACAACTTGTTTCCAACATTCCTGTTTTGGGAATAAATCTGCTTTTTACGAATTTTCAAACCTACACATTCTCTTACACGAGCTTACCGGGCATATGGAATATCCAACTTCTCGATAATTCCATAGGCATTATTGCTTCGATGGCGCGTTGTTCGGTAAATAATGTTGCTTACTGGATGGGACAGAATAATTTTTACTATTGGGCTGGCGGTAATGTGAGCATTATTCCTGCTAATTCACAGGATCAATGCACGATGCTCAATTATGTTTTCGGAAATCTGAACACGGGACAGATCAGCAAAGCCTATGCGTGGTATAATCCTAAGTTTAACGAGGTATGGTTTCATTATCCGAGCGCAAATAGCGATGAATGCGATATGGTGGCTCGCGTTACCCTCGATGACATGGTGTGGTCGCCGGATACGCTTGAAAGAACCTGCGCCGAATATCCCCAAAATCTGTTCAATAATCCTCGTCTTATCGACTGGACAGGAAATCTATGGACGCATGAATTAGGCACAGATGCGGGAGCAAATTCGCTTCCTTTTACGTTGACGAGCAATCTTCGCACAGGCGGAAAAGATACGGCGCTTCTGTCCGGGTTTGTGCCAGATAGCTTGCAAGCAAGCGATATAAATGTAACTTTAACGGCAGCGCTTTTCCCTCAGACTTTCGGAACGCCTACTTTTCAACAGACTTATGACATTGCCGATAATGCTCCTCGTGAAAATATCCAGATCGGCGGAAGGTTTTGGCAATATGAATGGCAAGGGGATTCCTTGGGCCAGAATTGGGTTATGGGAAGCTGGTTTGAACTTTTGCAAGATAGCGCGGCAAACTGATGCAAAAATATCCTCGAAACATCAAAGCGGATGCCACGGATTGCGCGGATGCGATTAACAAGATTTCGCAATTGCGCGATCAGGATATTATCGACCGCAATAATTTTCCGTCGATATTTTTGAGTGGAAGGACAACCGGACACATTCCGTCATCGGCAACGGATATTTCCGCGACTGACCGGGTGGGGGACATGAGTTTCGCGACTGATGCGAGTTACGTCTATTTTTGTTGCGCGACGGGGGCGACTCCTCCGGTGGCATGGCGTCGTGTGGCTTTGGGGAGTTGGTGATGATTGAATGTCTCGTAGAGCCTTTATCTCATTTGCTTATGACCGGATTAATCCAGTTGGCCCATGAGGCATGGCAAGCCACTAATTTTGCTCATGAACATCCTGGCATTCCTTATGGACCGGATTGGGAAATGTATCAAAATATGGAAATGAATAATCGACTTCGATTTGTGGCAATGCGTGAAAATGGTAAGTTAATCGGGTATACTTCGATAGTATTAGATACGGACAGCCACAATGTGTTATTGTTGACGGCGACTATTCGTGATATTTATGTTGTCAAAGAAAAGCGTGGGTACGCAGCTAAATTGGTAAGATTTACGGAAAGTCTGTTTCCCGTTCTCGGTGTGAAGCGGTCTTTGATTGGTGAAAGGGTTCAGGGAAATGTGAGTGCAGAAGCATTCTACAAAGCCCTTGGTTATGAATTAAGGGAAAAAATCTACGGAAAGACGATCCACTGATGCTAAAACTCACTGAAAATGGCTATGAATATGTGGATACCCTGATTTGTTTTATCAGTGGCGGAGACACAAGTAGCAATCAATCTTCGCAATCAACAAGTGGATTCCAAGCACTTTCGCCGCAAATTCAACAAGTATTCAACACGCTTGCTCAACAATCCGGTAATTATTTACAGGGCGGTTCTCAGGCTTCACAACTTCCTTCAATGTATACTCCTGCACCTCTAACTTCTGGTGAAAATACGGCAATCAATACGGTTAATCAGGGATTTAATCCTACGGCTTCACAGCTTAATTCAAGCATTTCTGAGCAGATGAACCCCTATAATCAGGATGTTATTAACCAAATTAATCAAAATGCTTATGGTCAAAATAGTGTTTTGCAGGGACAACTTGCTACACAAGGCCAGTTTGGGAGCAATCGGGCTGCTCTCGGAGCGAATGATATCGCCAATACTCAAGCGAGCGAAATTGGTTCATTGCTAAATCCTGAATATAATTCGGCTGTCACGAATGCCTTGACGACTATTCCGCAGTTGAATGCTCAAAGCGCACAATCTCAATTACAAACCGGCCAATTTCTGCAAGGGCAGACACAAGCCGCAAATCAGGCTCCGATTACAGGATTGCAAAGTCTTGCACAGATTCTTGGTGTTTTACCGACGAATAGCGGCCAAAGCACGAGCAGTGGAAGTTCCAACGGATTTAATTTTGGCCTATTTAGTTCGGACATTTCGCTCAAGGAAAATATCGTTCCATGTGGAACTGAGAATGGCTATAACATTTATGTCTTTAACTACAAAGGCGATCCTGAAAAATATATTGGGGTTATGGCGCATGAAGTCGCAAAGAAAATGCCCGAAGCCGTTATTGAGAACAACGGTCATAAGATGGTGGATTATGGTAAAATCGGCGTTCGATTCAGGAGGGTTGCATGACTTATCAAATGCCCCAACAAAGTTCCCTCCAACAACTTCTAACGCAAATTCTTCAACAAAGAAAGCAACAGGGTGCTGTTGACCCATCGGGACAGCAAAACATCATTCCTTCACAAACTAACCCTTCTCAAGGACAGACTAATCCACTTTCTCAAATTCAAGCATTCAGTCAAATTCTTGGATATAATCCTAGTTCTACTTTTGGATATAATCTTAATCCTTCAAACGATATAAATGCTCCTTCACAGAATCTCCAACAAAGCGGTGGATTTTTAGGAATGCTTGCTAACCTATTTGGACTTGGGGGAACATCGTGAGCCTTTCCGATCTCGTTAATATTATAGGTCAACAAAATACCTTATCTGGTATCCAGAAATGGGCGCAGGCTGCTGGTCAATCGGGACAACTCGATCCCAATACAGCGCAGTTATTTCAGGATTCTCCGCGTGTTGCCGAGCAAATGATGCCTGCACTTATCCAACGCCAGATGCAAATGCAAATGCTTGGAATTAACCCTCAACAAGGAAGTGCATCAAATCCGCAACTTTCTTCTCAAGGCGGCTCGGCTATTCAACAATATGCCGGAAGTGTTGGCGATCAGAATCCGAATGCTCCTATACCTCAAGGATTGCCTTCTCAAATGCCTCAAGGAGGCGCACAGCAGCCTCAAGGAGGTAATGCATTGGATCAGGTAAGGCAAGCCTTTGCCCTTGGAAACGGCAATATAGAGGCTGGCATGAAAGCATTACAGGCTCAAAAAGCACTTCAAATCCCTCCTGGAACAGGTCCAATTCCTCCTGGACAACAATATCAAAATGGCAAACTTGTGAATCTTCCGGGTGCAATGACTCCCGGACAGCAAGATAGAGATAAAGATTTTGCCGATATTTATACGCCTTTCAAAAATAGTGGGGGACAGCAAACAGCATCATCCAATTTGAACGCCATTCAAGGCGTCATCGACAAACTTAATAATGGCTCTCTTACCACGGGAGGCCCCCTAGATAGATTTACATTCGATGGTGAAGGAAATCCTACAGACATGGGGCGAGCTTTTAATCCCGAACTTTTAGCTGCCAATCAACAAGTGATGAAAGCCGTCCTTCCTTCCTCAAAGGCACTTTTTGGTGCTCGCGTTACTCAAAAAGAAGTTGCAATGAATTTGATGGCGAATGGTCTTTCGCCTTATGCACCTGTTGCACAAAATATCCAAAACTTAATTACGCTTAAAAATAATCTTGCGACCGCTCAACAGGCTACCGCGCAGGCGGGGCAGTATTTCGATAAGAACGGTACGCTTGCCGGTTATCAGGCTCCTGTTCCTGGTATTGATCCAGTGGCTACACCATCTAATCCGCAAGGAGCGACAAATCAGCCAACTCCACAACTTTTAGATGCCCTAAAGAAACGGGGGTTGTTGAAAAATGGCGGTTGATCTTTCAGAGCTTGAGCAGCATTTCGGGCTTCCTCCTGGGTTGCTTTCCGCGCAAATCCAGACTGAAAGTGGCGGCGATCCGAACGCCGTTTCACCAGCAGGCGCGGTAGGATTGGCTCAATTTATGCCAGCAACGGCGGCACAGTTAGGCATTGATCCTACCGACCCGGATCAATCTAAAGTCGGCATGGCGATGTATGATGCTCAAAATCTGCAAAAATTCGGCGGCGATGTTCCCTCGGCGCTTGCCGCATATAATTGGGGTCCAGGTGCTGTTGCCAAAAACGGCATTCAAAATGCACCGCCTGAAACGCAGAATTATGTTTCCAAGATCATGGGAATGCTGAACCCGGTTGGAACTGCAAATGCAGCGGAAGTCAATCCTTACGATAATATGTCGGATGATGATCTGATAGCAGAAGCAAAAAAACAGGGCATTCCTATCAATGATATGAGCGCCGATGTAGGAGCATCTTCTAATCTTCCACCTGACCAACAAGTTAATTCTGGGGCAATAACTCCGCTACAATATGGAAGCAAGCCTTTGGCTCAACAGGTCGGCACGGATATTTTTGAGACAGACCATCCGCAAGCACAACCTACTGCATCTAATGAATATGATAATTTATCTGACGAACAATTAATTGCGGAGGCAAAAAAACAGGGTATTCCAACTCTTTCTCCTCAAGAGGTAATGAATAAAAAAGCTCAAACTTCTGTTGCTACTTCACTTCCAGCACAATTAACGGCGTATGGCGCGAATGCAATGCACGCCATTTCCAATGTCATTCCTGGACTTCCTCAAGCTGGTTCGGCCATAGCAGCTGCCGCAGGATACGGAAAAGGAAAGAGTTTTGGCGAAAGGTATAACGATCTTGAAGCGTCTCAAAAGGCTATGCGTCAAGCTGGAGAAGAAAACAATCCTGGAGCCACGGCATTAGGGCAATTATCAGGAAATGTTCTGGGTGCTGGCTTAGCCGGTGGTTTAATGGAGAACTTAACTCCTAATGCACTGGCTCAATTTGAAACATATGCTGCTGCTAACCCGTTAAAGGCATCAGCACTTTCCGGTGCCGGATATGGTGCACTGTATGGATTTAATCAAGGTGAGGATACCAGTTCTCGCTTAAAAGGCGCTGCTGAAGATAGCGCATTAACTGCATTGGCTAGTCCCCCTATTGCACTTGCGATGAGATATATTGGTGCTCCAATAGCATCGAAACTTGGTGAGTATGGGGGAAGCGCTTTGTCTAAATTGGCTGATTATATTGGTTCTAAAGGTGCTGATGATGGACTAGGTGCAGCATCTTCTGATATAAGTGGAGAGGCACCTTCTATGGCCCAACCTCTTGAAACCGATGTCTCAAAAATTGATCCTAATACACCGATCAAACAATATGAAAATCTCACGCCGGATATTGAGAAAGAGCAGGGAATTTCGGGTGATGAAGTCACCAAATCTCAAGTTAATAAACTTCAAGGAATAACTCAGGAAATTGCACACATTAAATCCCTAAATGATAATAGCGCGGCGGGTCAGGCACGTTTGGCTCAACTTGAAGATGACGCTTCTTACTGGCGTGATCAGCTTGGCTTAAATGGTAAGCCTGAACCTGTACCGGCTGGACCGGGGCCTGGCTATGAGGAAAGCCAAGGCGCCCAAGCTAAAGCCTCTCCTGTATCGACCTCAACTCCTATTGCAGCGGCTCCTGCACAAGGTGGAACAGTCGGTGGTATCATTAAAAACATTGCTTCAAAACCGGATGAGACAACAAACCCCGTTTCCAACGAGTCAGATATAGCGTCTAAAGTTGCCGCTCAATTTTACCAAAAAGCACAAAACAGCGGAGAGGTTCTTCCTGCTTCGTTCACCAATCAATTGGTCTCAAAAGCCGAAACTATGGCACCACAAACGTTGGCCGGTAAGTTAACGACTGGCTCATCACCTTTGGAGGATTTAGTTAGCCGTTGGCAGGCCTTGAAAGATAAGCCATTAGACATGCAGTCTGTTCAAGAAATGGATGAAGGTCTTGGAAATCTAATCGACAAAGAATACACCAATGGAAAAATATCAAAGCAAGGTAAGCAATTACTTGATTTACAGCATACCTTCCGTGACATGATTGATCAGACCGGAAGCCAAGCTGGTGAGAACTTCTCAAATGCTCGCCTTGCATGGAAACAGGCCATGAAGTTGCGCGACCTTGAGCGCATCAGGGACCGTGCTGAATTGGCTGACAATCCAGCTACCATGATTAAGTCAGGTATTCGTACCCTTTTGAGCAATCCTAATAAATCCCGTTGGTATAGTGCTGATGAAATTACTGCTCTTAAACAAGCCGCAGATCGTGGGGTTCTTGGAAGTGTCGCCCATGTCTTTGGTTTCCGTGCACTACCCTATGTAACGGGAATGATGGGAGAATTAGTGGGGGGACCACTTGGCGCTGGCATAGGTGCTGGATTAGGACAGGTCGGATCTGCAACCATGAGAAAAGTAGGAACGGGAATACAGAGTGGGAGATTGGCACAAGCCGAAAAATTTATCGCGTCAAAAGTGCCAAAGCCATGAAAATTCAATCCATCCATTCAGGCGGAATATATCCCGTTTTTTCCCAGTACTTCATCTTTCTTTCCTCTTTTGTGTCGTGCTCTATAGCGTCAAGAACGCCAATAACGAGATATATAATGATAAGTGCACCGATGATCTCCATTTCTTTACCATACACCTTTAACCTTCAGGGAGCAACACATGGCTAAGTTTACGACTACTCTTGCAGCCGATAGCACAGGAAAATACGTCTGTGACGTTAAAAAGTCCCGCGAATACCGCAATTGGTTTGCGACGGTGGGAGCACAAGGAACTTGGGGAAGCGGGACACTCACTTGGTTTTTTTCGATAGATCAAGGAGTTACGCTTATTCCCATCAAGGATGTAACTGATACGGCTATTTCCCAAACGGCAAATGGAGGGGTAAATATCGAGCTTGGTTCAGGGAACACCAATAAAGATAATCCTCAAATTTGGGTCAAACTTTCCGGCTCGACAAGTCCTAGTCTTTTGATCTTCGTTCTCGATAACCGCAGTTAGGAGGAAACAATGTCAACCGCTCTAAGAATTGGAAATAGCAAAGACGCCGTAATGCAGGGGATGAAACTCTTGCATTCAATTCTGGATGTTTTAACACAACCAGACGCCAAGAAAATTCTGGGCGAAGCAATTTCGATGACGGAAGAAGAAATCCAGAAAGCAAACGATGCGCGGAGTTACATCGAACAAGCTGCTCGTCTTCGGGATGAAATCACGAAAGATCAGATTGCATCTGAACAGTCTAAGGTTGAGGCATCAAAAATGATGCAGGATGCTAAAACAGCTTCCGCACAAGCCAAGTCTGCGCTTGTGAACGCTGAAAACCGTTCACAGGAAATCGCCCGTAAACACGCAGATAAAGACCGTATTCATTCAGAGAAAGATGCGGCGCAAAATGCAGAAGATCAGCGCCTTTCTGAATTGAACGCGGCCTTATCGGCACAGAAAGAAAAGCAGACCGCCCGTCAAATTCAGCTTGATGAACAGACTGAAAAACTTCGTAGCAAAGCGGCAGCAGCAGCACAAATTATGCACGGTGTCTAATGGGTGTTACTGGCCTTGATGTTATCAATAGGATTACCGTCAACAATCTTTCCAATAATGTGACGGTAACTGGTTCCTATAATATCAAGGCTACGGATAATAATGTGTATGTTAACAATACAAGCGGCGCGAGCGTGACAATGACACTTCCTAGTCCTCCGGCAGCCAATCAAGAACTTTGGATCAAGGATATAGCCGGAAATGCAGCGGTCTATAACATCACAATTTCAGGAACGATTGATGGAATGAGTAATCCAGTTATCGGCTCTGATTATGGTGGTGTTTTGATTAAATGGAATGGTTCATCATGGTCACAAAAAGCTTAAAATATCTTTCATTCATTTTCTGGTTTCTACCAGTGGTAGCTTATGCCTATTCCCCTCCCCCCAATTGCACGACAAGCGGATATGGCCTCAATTATGCAACCGCTACGAATGCTTTTGGATGTGTAAGTCTTGGCGGAAGCGGCGGAACTATCACCCTCGGCACCTCCGCATCGGCGACGAACCCGCAGCGAAGCGGCGATGCGAAAACCGGACTTTATTCCGCAAATGCGGGCGAACTTGATTTTGGCGTCAATGTTTCCGGCACAGGAACTCAAGAAGGATATTTTACCTCATCCGGCCTGACGCTTGTAAATCCTCTGAGCGTGGCAAGTGGGGGAGATGCGCAGGTTGGTGGACTTACATTCAATTCGACGGGCGCGGCTTCGGCAAACTCAACCGCCATCAACGCAGCACTCACTAATGGTGGAAGGGTGACTGTCGATTGCCCTACAGGGTCTACGCTTTATATCGGCGCAACCCTTGTGATTCCTTCGTACTCATCGTTATACGTTTATCCGAATTGCAATCCTACAGCGGTGTCGGGCGTAGCACCGCTTGTCACGAATAAGGCATCCCAAACATCATGGACAACGCTTTACGACAATAGCGGCGTCATTACGACTGGTCCTCTTTCCCTCATAAATCTTTCGAACGTCTCGGCATGGTCAAATAATAGCGGCTCCGGCACATCCTACACTAAAGGGACTTACGTTTCGGCGAATAGCAATCTTTATTGGGAGAGTGTTTCCTCCTGCACGGGAGCAACTTCTGGGACTGGTCCCAGCGGGACAGGATCTGGCATCACAGATGGAACATGCTCGTGGAATTATATCACTACTAACCCGTCAAATATATATAACGGTCAAGGCGTTGTTGTTCATTATCCAAGCCATGGACTTTCTTTGGGGCAAGCGATCTGGCTTACTCCCGAAGGAGATGCAAGCCTAACCGGGAACTTCTGGTCTGGAACGCAGTCTGCTCATACTCGTGGTGGACCTGTTGATGCCGCTTACCTTGGCATATTTCCCATCATTAACGTCAACGACAGCAATTATGTGACAGTCGTTCTGAGACGCAGCCAAGCGGCAGCCTTTACGGGCATTCCCATGCTTGTAAAACAAGCAGACCAGAATGTTTATCTGGGCGGAGGAGCTGTGTGGAACGGAAATTATCCGACGAATAGCACATGTTCGGCACCGGCTGTGTGTCATAACATATTGTTCGCAGGGGTGATGAACCTTGTCATCGATGGAGCTTACGCAGAGAACCAAAACAGGTTTGAATTTTTGATAGCTGGCGTTGAAAACGCAGATATAGGTCATATCGGTATCGGGCCGCTCGGCGCACCTTATGACGGAATAAAATTCTATGGCCCCGATTTCGATGTACGCCTTCACGATGTCTTCGGAGCGTCAACCGATAGCTATAATACTGATGATTTTCTTTCGTTTAATACGGAAGAAGACAGTACGTATGGAACAAGCGTTATCGCGGCTGGCGATATTCTGAATGTTCAAACCACGAATGTCACCGCCTATGGCGGCCATGCAATTGCGCTTTATCAGTCGCAACCTTACCTATTTATGGATGACCTCGATTTTTCTGGTGTGCAAGGAAATAATTTACAGTCCTATGTTCCGCTTTCGGTCATAAACGACGCTGGCTCTACATCGGGGCAGGGGGGTACGATTGGAACCTTAAAAGTCCACAATATGACGCTTCCGGGCAACTCGGCGGCGGCGGCGGTTATATACGTAAACGCGGTCGGCCTGACTTTAAAACATCTCATCCTCGACAGCATAAACACGAGTCTTGTGGGGTCAAATCTTTACTTGGCAAACTTCACTGGGGGCACCATTGGCGGCGTAGAAGAGAGCAACAATACCGGCCTCTCTCAAGGAAAATTAAACCTTGTTGCCGGAGCCAGCATCGGCCAGATAAACTTCACCAACAATAACATCAACTGCAATAATTGCCGCGTCATGGACGCTGAAAGCGGTACGCTATCAACGCTCAACATCGTAAACAATGAGTTTTCCAGCGGCGCAAGCAATCTTGTTTTGGACAAGATAGGTATCGATGTTTCTTTTGTTAACAACTATCTGCCTACCGCTACCTCTGCTTTCATCAATTTGCAGTCTAGCGACAGTATATATGCCGCGAATAATGTCGCGCCCAACAACACGGGCGGTCTAGCAGTTTCTACGGGGGCGATCACGTCCACCATAACATCGGGCGGCGGTAACGTGTTCTCCGGCAATTCATGGTTCTCTGGAGCAGGGACGCAAGTGACGCAGGGGGTCATAAATAATGTACTCTATTCGTCTGGGGCTGATATAGGACTTTCAAGCACGAACGTCGATTATGTCCAGATTGCAGGTAGCGCAACCGGCTCTCCCGGAACTGTTACGATCTCGGCGCAAGGTACCGACAGCAATGTAAATATAGCTTTAACTCCACTCGGAACCGGCATAACGACAACCGGGGCAAATTTCGAGGTTATAGGAGGTCAAAGCCTCGGGGTTGGCAACGGCGCGGCATGGTTCGCGCATTGCAGCACAACGTCATCGAGCGTCTATTCCTGCGTAAATGACGCTGAATGGATTTCGGTTGGAACAACGTCGAATATCACGCTCTATGGCCCCGTGGCTGGCGCACAAGGCGCGGCAAACGCGGCAGGCACGGCCCTCAGCTTCACAGGCGGCGCTGGCGGCGCTACATCAGGTGCAGGGGGTGCGACTACTCTGGCGGGGGGCGCGGCTACGACTTCGGGCGCTGGCGGCAGCGTGACAATTACGGGTGGAGCGGCAGCGGGATCAGCTCAGAATGGCGGAAATGTGACAATAACGGGAGGTGCCGATACTTCTGGAGGTACACAGGGAATCATAATTCTTGCGACACCGGGCGGCACTCAAGCTGAAATCAC